ATTGCATCATTCGATAAGTATTACAGCAAATAAACTATATTATAAGATATATACTAGACTGTGGGGTACTGCCCCACAGTCCTACCATAAGCACAAGGTAATATAATGAATTGGGATTGGCACTGGATAAACTGGTTTAAAGGCACTACTATACAATGGGGTGAATTTAGATTTAATAGTGGTAATCCATACAAAAGTTATAGATTTGGACCATTACTTATTCGTGTGTTTATATCGAATCAGACTTGACATCATCAAAAAAAGAGTGTATAAATAAAATGTTAGCGTTGAAGCAACGTGGACACATACTGGACCGCGGGGCAGTACCGCGCAGCTCCACCATAAGGATACTAAATGTACTATGTAATGAATCTAAAGACTGGAAGTATCATAGACACCTATGATAGTTTGTTAGAAGCAAGTGAACTTGTTAGCAAACATCCAGAATGGACCATTATGGTAAAGTATAAAGACAGATAGTATTTTTATGTTGGGGCTGAAATAGGATCGACAGGTGTGAAAGTGAAGTGGAGTTAATCGTGCGCAAGCTACGTAACGCAAGAAAAATGATAATTGCAAATGACAATTTCAAACCTGAACTTTCTTTTGACTTCGATGGAGTCTTAGAAGCAGCCTAAGGGCAGTTCGCGGTTACGGAGGCCCCGGGCAACAGAATGCCTCCAACACACAAACACAGGACTAGAAATGTACAATAAGAAGTTCGAACTTACAATACGAGATATTGAGATAATTGAACATGCACTTAGAGCAAAAGCTGGCCGAAGAGGTTTAAGCATTGCTCAAGGCGAAACATCCGAACAACTCAAAAATGAGATGCACGAGATACAAGAACTACTAGGACGCATACACGATCAGAAGGTATGGTTTCGTCCTAAAGGATTTGTACCAGGCGGATGAACTGGATTGAGATAGATAAGTTTCTAAATGGTTTAATCCATGCTGCTAAATCAGAAGAGCAGCTATACAAAGATGCCATGAAGAAATTTAGCTGGAATCGCAAGCAAGCTGAAGATGCTATCAAACCACTACAAGGCCGTGCTAATTTAACGCACCCAGTAGATGTAAAAAAACCGCAAAAAAAAGTAAAAAAATCTTCCAAAAAGTCTTGACTCTTTAATCAACCGCACTACATAATAATAGTAACAACAACACACACGGAGAATTAAATGAATTATAAACCTTCAGATATCTTTCTACCAGTTAGCGTTTTTAAACATGCTAAGGATGCGTGGAAAAGTGTAATGACAATTGAGAACTCACCCTTACGTAAATTAGATCCAATGGCTGGACACATGGTGTTCCAGTTACTTGCTTATATGTGGTGTGCAGTGTTTGCATTGTATATTGGTAGCATTTCCTATTTTGGTGTAAGTGCTCTAATACATACAATAATCATTGGAGGCATCTTTATTACGTCAGCAGTAATGCGTGAAGCAGATAAGCGTCCAGAGCGCCTTAATAAATTAGCAGGTACAAGAACTGTTGACGGGTACAACGGACGTAGCAATGGTGGCGAGCATGATTGATATTATTATTGTTCTTGTAATAGTCGGCGCAATCTTTTACGGTTTAGTAAGAGCACTCGAGAAGGATGCTAGAGACTAATGAAAAAATATGCTATCTTAAATAGAAACACAGGTGATGTACAAGTAATGTCATTTAATAGTGAATTACACCTTAAGAAGTACATGGTAGTGCTTGGCCCTAATTACGAAGCACTAGAAGAAACCAAGAATGAGTTGCCGACACGGCACGTAAGAATGAAAAACAAAGATGAGTTCGCAGGATGGGGATCATGAACGAAACATACTATATTGTTGGAATGATGTTAGGCTTTTTAGCATTATTTCCAATCGCAGGACTAATTTATTTTAACGCACTTGTATCATACATGGAGTCAGAAGATGAGTGAACAAACAGAATATTGTACAACTAAAGGCTTAGGTTTGGCTTTTTTAGTTATCGTTTTTATGATTGCTGTTGTACCAGTATTAATGCTGATGGCAATGGTAGGACTTGAAGAATACGGTCGCTACTGCAATGTTAACATCTTACCTTGCTTTGGACTTAACAAATGAGAAACAAAGAACCACTTTTACAACAGTTTCCAGTCATCCTTGCAATTTGTACAGTAATAATTCCTCTTCTTGTTGTAATAGGAATGGTATATTACGGTGTATTTGACGGAGGCGGACATTGAAAAAACAAATTAAACGACCAATTATTTTTAAACAATTTCCCTGGTCAGACAAATTACCAACGGTAACAGGCAGATGAAAAAACTACATTCAAGTTTGATCTATACTGTACTACATCCTAAACTTAACTATACTAAGTTGAATGAGGCAAAATTCTGTGACAGATAACGAAGTAAGAGCAGCAGCTCAAAAAGAAGCCGAAGAAACTTTTGAAGGCTTTATTAAATGGTCAAAGATTACAACATACGGTGCAATTGCATTTTTTCTAATTGTTGCCGCATGTAACTTTGGAGTTGAGGATGACACATATCCAGCCTATAATGGCGAACAATATAATCCCTCCAATTTAAACGTAAAGGACAAAAAATAAATGGCAATGAATCACAAGCCTAAACCAAACACCGACCAGGCTTTGATAGATGCTTTTCTCAAGAAAGGCGGCGAAGTTAAAAAAGGTGAAACTAAACCAATGCCTAATGAACTGCACATTAGCAACAACAGTTGGAACAACAAATTAACTAAAGCAGAAAAAGAAGCAAAAAAAGGAAACAAGAACGATGAATAGATTATTATCAACAGTTGGACTTATCCTTGCACTGGCTACACCAGCACTGGCAGAGGATATGACGATCGATATGCTTAACAAGCGTGATGATGGCGCTAAGATGGTGTACTCAGAAGATATTGCTCGCATTGATGTAGGCGATACAATTACTTGGGTACCGACACAAAAAGGACACAATGTAGAATTTATTGCAGGTCCTGATGGTTGGGACGCACCGAAGAAATCAAAACTAGGCAAAGAATATGCTTATACATTTGACACACCAGGTGTATATTTGTATCAGTGTACGCCACACAAAAGCATGGGCATGATTGCGCTCGTAGTAGTAGGTGATGGTGATAACGATGTGTCAGGTACAAAAGTACGTGGCAAGTCAAAGAAGAAATTAAAAGCGCTCTTAGGAGATCTGTAATATGACAGCGGCTAGTATTAAACGTATATCTAATAGCATACCAGAGTTTTGTATGTCACATTGGTTACTTCGTGTACCACTAGCAATTGTCTTTATTCAACAGGGGCTGTCAAAGATGCCTGTTGATATCGAAACAGCAGAATCGTTCGGACTGTCATACTTAGTATGGTGGTTTGTTGCATATGGGGAACTAGGTGCAGGCATAGGACTATTAATTGGAGCCGTTGTAGGCCTCAAGCGTATTAGTCCTGAGCTTGGAGATATGTTAACAAGATTTTCAGGCATTACTATTTGTTCAATCATGACAGGAGTCATTTGGATTGGGGAACCAGATAGTTTTACTGACGTTCTACTGTACGATAACCTACACGTATTATTATGGGTAGGTGGACTGTACTTTGCCTTGAGAGGCAATCGTACATAGTGTTGCATCTCTGCAACACATAAGAGAAGATTTTTTGCAGCCGCAGCATTTTAGCTCTTAATGGTTGCTGAAGATCAATATAGGTTGTATAATTACAATGTAGAAAGGACAAGTTCGACGCTTGTCCTTTCATTTACACATAACAAAACAAAAAGGAAATATATTATGCGTAACGTATTTATGACTGCATTTGCAGCATTAACCATTGCTGGCGCAGCGTCAGCAGCAGATTTAAGCGGCTCAGTCAAAATGGAAGTAACTGAAAATGCAGCAGGCGATGTAGTTAACACAACTACACTAGGCTTAGGTCTAGCAAGAACTGGTGTAGCGTTTGGTAACATTGGCTTAGAAATTAATGACAGTTCAACACTAGTAGTTGACGAGTATGCTTTAGGTGTACAAGTAGGTGGCGCAACTGTATCAGTTGGTGACCAAGGTGACTTGTTCCCAGATGGCGGACTAGAAATGGTAGGCGACGATACATTAGCAGATCCAGCAGACCACGATAGCGTAATGGTAACATGGGGCGGAGCAAGTGCAATGATCGGTGTACTAGATATGTCAGCAGACGCAACTGATATCGAAAACATTCAGTTGTCATACGGCACAGAATTAGGCGCTGGTCTAAGTGTAACAGGTGTTGTAGACATGAACGAAACAACAGACCTAAACACATATGCAGCTGAAGTAGGTGCAGACTTAGGTGTAGCATCAGCAAGCACAGTTATCACATATGTAGACAGTCATTTAGCTTA